GCAGGGGGTTTCGGCCATGCGGCGCGCGCGCTCCATGAACTGGTCGAAGGATTCGCGCGCCACGCCCACGGCCGATTTGGCCGCATCGGCATCGAAGACGGAGCGATGCGATACGCGCACCCGCTTGCCGGCCGTGTCGGCCAGCGCGAGGCGCAGCGTGTTTGCGCACACCACGCGGATTGCAGTCATGGCCGCTACGGTGGCCAACGATCCGTCAAGGGATGTCGCGAGCAGCAAATTGCCCCGCACGCGATCCCCGGGGGTCACGTCCCCCTCGGTGTGGTTGCGTGCGAGTGCCCAAATCTTGCGCCCGCCCTTGAGCGATCCGGCCGTGTGGATCGTCCATTGCCAGCTGTCGGCCATGTCTCGGAAGAACTCAAGCACTTCGGCCGGTTGCACGGTTTTGTACCCGTCACCGACCACGGACAGCGGAGCGCCCGTGTCGTTGCGATACAGCACTTTCTTTTCCGGGTAGGCCATGGTGCGGCCGCCTTCGCCCATCTGGTACTGCACCGGGGCTTCGATTGCCTGCCAGTCGAGCCCGGCGGCCGTTTGCCATTCTTCGATGGTGGCCCCCTCGGTCACGCGTTGCCCGAGCCCATGCCATGGGGTGGTGCCCGTGAATGCCATCTCGGCAAAACCGTTTGCACGTTGGGTGATGTCGTGTGCCATGTTGCAAGCTCCATAGAGCGCCGGCATCCGGCCGGCATCGGGTGTGCGTCAATCGCACGCCATAGCCCCACGCGTAGGTCGTTCATATCCCCTCCAACACCGGAGCCACAGGCTCCAAAGCGGCGGCGATGCCAGGGGCGCTGAACGTGAGCATTTGGTCGGCGGTGTATGCTGCCTCCAATTCGTGATCCCGAAACTTGACGCCTCGTTGGCTTCCGAAGGCGTCGATCAGTTCAAGCAATTCCGTCATTTCAGCTATTGTCATTTGACTTGTCCGATCCCCCAAGACAACGAACCCGGTCCCCTCGATGTTTGGGACGACGCGCTGTTTGCGAAGTGATGCTGTCAACATGGCTTTCCAGTCATCCGCATCGAGCGTCATCCCGTGCCACGGAACCTGCGCGGCAATATCTCCGAGGCGCCACCAGAGCAAACGGTTCTGCGCGAGTGAACGCGTGTCGGCACGCACATCGATATGCAGCCGGTGCCCAGCAAGAAGGAACGGCTTTGCAGCGCGCCATATCGAGCCTAGCAGCGTGTGCGCCTGGGTCGGCTCGTACAGCACGGAGCGGATGCGCTCGAAGCTCACCATTCATCCTTTGCTCTGAACTCTGCATAAGTCATCGACTCGCCAACAGCGCCGACGCCAGTAAGGATGAACGATTCTCGGCTACGACTTACCGTGCGAATGCCTCGTTTCTGCTTGCGGACAGTGAATTCCTCGTAGCTGAACTGCGCCTTGCCGCTGCCGTGGCACCCATGGCAGATTACGGCCGTCCCTGGAGGTTCTAAGAATCCGCTATAGAGGCCGGTACCGCGGCAGGATGGGCATTGAATGGTGATTGTCTTAGATGACACGGATCAACCCCTCTCGCGCTAACTGCCCCCACGTCATGCGGATTGCCTCGTCCAGAGCATGTACGCGCTTGTCCTCCCACCGCTGAAGCTGATGCACGTCGGGCTGTCTATCTTGAAGGGGTCGGCCATGAAGTTTCCACACGTTATTCCGGAGAGCCATCATTTCTTCTCCATTGAACTGATAGCCGAGCGGGTCTTCGAGTCCAGCAGATACCACAGCGCCTTTTTGAGTTCGGTCGGGTCTTCATCAGGCCAGTTGTCGTAAGCCTCGCTGAATACGGCTTTGACGCCATCGCCGTTCATGTGCTTTGTCTGCACCACGATCCTTTGCGAAAGCGCCCGGAGCGAGTCCTGAATCTCGGGCTGGAGATTGGCGAATGAGGCAGTCGTCAAGTCGCTCGCGGAGGCGCCTATTGAGGTGGTAGCTGGCTCACCTTTGGCCCAGCTGATGGCCCTAGCCACTTCATCGGCGGAAGCGAACTCGGTGCCTCCTAGGCCCAACGCAGCCAATGCGCGCCCGATGGCGGAAGTCTCCGCATTCTCAAGCGCCGAGGTCTTGTTGATCTCGGATGCCTTGCGGTATTCCTCGGCGTGTCCGGTAGCGATGACTCGTCCGGATTCGTCAGCGATGGTCGCCAGCATCACCACGCAATCCAGGTCGCGGTGCAGGATCGTCGTCACCAGTGAATAGCTCGGGAATGCCTCCCGAAAACCATGCACCCGAAGCGCGACGGTCTGATATTCCTTGCCTCGGATGTTGACGATTCCTGGCTTGTTCATTTTCCCATTGCTCCTGAAGCTGTAGACCGACCGTTTGTTGCCATTGCATCACCGCTGACTCCTAAACCAACGCGCGACTCGCTGCCAAAATGTTGGCTTGGTCGGTATGGTGTGCCAGTACGCTCGCTCATCCGAGAAAGCCTCAGAGATAGAACGTTTTGTGCGCTGCTTGTGGTGGGCGGTAAGGATGTCATTACTGAACACGATTAACCCCCAAGTTACGTGCGAAAGGAGTGCCCCTGCGCAGCGAATTCTCAAGCGAGTTGTATTTGACGCCTAGGCGCTCGGCTGCCTCAACCAGCGTCATCCGCTGCCCGTTAATGATGACAATCGCGTTGCGTCGCGTATTCCGCGCCTGTTCAGTGAGAGTGGCCCTGCGCACTGTGGGGTGTTTGTCCTCATTGAGCATCAGCCCCATGACGGCCCCATGAACTTGTAAGCCACCGCAGCCACCACCATGATGCAGGCGAGCCAGATGGCAACATCCGGCAGGATAGACCGGCGGCGCCTCTTGACCCACGCACCGGGGTGCATGTGCCCATGGAAAACGACTCTCATTGCTGCCTCCGAATGTGGTTGATAGCTGCCTGTGCCCCATCCGCGAATGCGAGTTGGCACAGCATCGTCAGCAGTTCGTGCACTCGCTCCTGCGACACGTCGTTGTCATCGAGCACCACGACGGCTTGCGCGATCCGCTCTTGAGTGGCGGCAGAGATAGCGAACGGAAGGTCGGTCACTTCTGCCTCCCAAGGTACCGTGCCTTGAGCGCATCGAGCGCCAGCAGCCGGATGCCCGTGTCCTCGTCCTTCAGCGCCAGGCACAGCAACTCATCCGGCCGGCAAGGACCGCCTACCCCCTCCGCGAGCCGCCACGCGACGTGTTGGAGAAAGTACGGGTCAACCGTCTCCTGCCCATAGGCTCCGTCGTTGAGCCAGTTGCAGAAGTCAGCCATGCACAGGAACGGAGATTCCGGGTCCTCGGGGTTATCGTGCGCGGGGTCGCCGCTGTAGGCTAGGACGCTCATTCAGAACTCCTGTGCACCAAGTGCCTTAGCGATCCGCACGGCGCTTTCGCCATCGGTTGCCCACTGACCCACACGGGTGACCAGATCAACGATCGCCTCGTCCTCGGTCCTGCCCCAGCCGTGGCGGCCCACATCCTCGTCATCGCCCTCGAACAGCGCGCGCCAGTCATGGTCGCGCACGGGGATCGGGGGGTATTCGTGGATCGTGACGAGCTTTTGGCCTCGACGCTCGGTCAAATTGCCCATGTAGTCGTCAAAAACACCGTCTCGCTCGTGTGTCATGATTCCCTTTCTGAACTGCGCGTCAATGTTGGGGTTGTCTGCGATGGATTGGAGCAGGGGGTTCATTTCGACGCCGCACGTTCCGCGTCCCGCTTCGCGTGCTCGGCAATTTCGCTGACGTATTTGCGATCAGTCAGCCACGACAGCACCTCGTCGGTGCCGCGATAGAACATCTTGGCGGCGATGGGAGCGGTCACAACCCCGGCAAGGACCGGCTCCATATTACGCACCTTCGGATCGGTGGAACAAACTTGCAACCAGCCAGCGAGGCAGTGCGTCGTTTCGCACAGCATTTCCTCGGCGCAGGTGCGGTTCCTCCATTGCTCATCGACGTGCCAGTGGTCCATTTCGAGCCTGGCCTTGTTGTCGAGAATGATTTCGCGCACGCGGTCGAGGTTCGCGATTGACTGCTCTGTGGTAGCTGTGCCGGCATCGCTCAGGTTGGCATCGCTCAGGTTGGCATAGCTCAGGTTGGCATCGCTCAGGTTTGCATAGCGCAGGTTGGCATCGCTCAGGTTGGCATAGCTCAGGTTGGCATAGCGCAGGTTGGCATCGCGCAGGTTGGCACCGCGCAGGTTGGCATCGCTCAGGTTGGCACCGCGCAGGTTTGCATCGCTCAGGTTGGCACCGCGCAGGTTTGCATAGTGCAGGTCGGCATCGCGCAGGTTTGCATCGCTCAGGTTGGCATCGCGCAGGTTGGCATCGCGCAGGTTGGCACCGCGCAGGTTGGCATCGCTCAGGTTGGCATAGCTCAGGTTGGCACGTTTCGCTGTCGCTTGCTGCAGCGCATAACGAGTCCGTAGACCGCTCGCAACATCATTCGGCACGGCGCACTCAAACAGCACGGCGCCAGTGAATCGGTGTTTGATCTGGTGAAGCATTCGTTCTCCCTGTAGTTGCCGGTTACCTAATCCGGCTCTGACCTATCGCGTCAGAGGCTTACAGCGCCGAACTTCGCTATCGGTGCGCCCGTGCATCCTGCGGGGGAAGGGTTCAGGCGTAAGGATTGAATACCTCGCCAGCACCGTTGTCGCCCTTCGGGAACGGCCAGGCGGCAGCAGGGCTGAGCTTGGTGCCGTCACCGTTGGCCTTGGCCGCCGGCTTGCCCTCGCTGATCAGGTCGCGCTTCTCGACCTCGGGCGGCCGAAACATGACAGTCGATCTCGCGGCTCTTGAGCTTGGCCATCTTGCCGAAGGCCGATTCGCTCCGCGGCTTCGTCGAGCCGCTCGTTGATCATGCGCAGGTACAGCTCGTGCAGTTCTGCCTGCACCGCGTCGCGGTGCTGTATGAACACCGCGTCGGCCTTGGCGCGCGCTTCTTCGTAGGTGGCGCAGCCTTTCGCTGCCTCGTAAGCGGCGGCCGCGCCAGCGGCCGCCGAGGCGTCCCAGGCGTCCCAGGCGTCCCAGGCGGCCCAGGCGGCCCTGGCGGCCCTGGCGTCCCTGGCGGCCCTGGCGTCCCTGGCGTCCCAGGCGTCCCAGGCGTCCCAGGCGGCCCTGGCGTCCCTGGGGTCCCAGGCGTCCCTGGCGTCCCTGGCGTCCCAGGCGGCCCAGGCGTCCCTGGCGGCCCTGGCGTCCCAGGCGTCCCAGGCGGCCCTGGCGTCCCAGGCGGCCCTGGCGTCCCTGGCGGCCCAGGCGTCCCTGGCGGCCCAGGCGGCGCTGGCGGCCCAGGCGGCGCTGGCGGCGCTGGCGGCGCCTAACGCCTTGTCAAGTGCGGCTGTGCGCTCGGCTTCGCCGAGCTCCGCCGTGATCGGGGCCAGCGCACGCAGCTTCGCCGCGTGCTCGGCAAGCTCTGGCACGAGCTCGAGCCACATCGGGGCGTGGACGCGCCACAACCAGTCGAGCGCCATGAATGCGCGCTTGAGCTGCAGTTCAGGCCCTTGGTAGGTGCCGACGAGCAGCGGTATGTAGCGCTTGAGCTGTTGCCGCTCATCGTCGGGCAGGCGGTCGTTCCAGCTGCGGCCGAAGGCGGCGAGCACGGGGTCGACGCATTGCGGCTCGTCGCTGAATTTCTCGCCGGCCAGCATGCTCACGACCTCGAGCAGGCAGTGGCCCTGCTTGGCGCTCTTGTGCTGGCCTTCGTCAAGGTGCAGCGCGGCGATCTGTTCCTCGGTGAGGCCAGCGGCGCGCGCTTCAGCTGTTGTCATGTTGTGCTCCGGGTTGCGTGTTGCGATGTAGAGACTGTGCGCCGATTGGCACGATGCGTCAAGCGCTTTCTACAAAGACCACATGCGTTAGTGTGCCATTAGTCACGCTTGACAAGCGAGCGCCATTCGGCATACTTAGCGGAATGATGACCTACAAGCAACTTCAGAAAGCGGTGCGCGACTTGCCGAATATCAGCGAGTTCTGCGCCAAGCACAAGCTACCGCTGCGCACTGTAATGCGTGTCAAGGCTGGAGGGTTCCCGAGGGCGGGAACGATGCTGCAGCTAGAGGCCGCTCTGAGTTCTGAAGCAGCCAAGCAATGAACGCCCTGCACACTCTCATCCTAAAGCTCGCCGGCAAGCCCAGCGGAACGAACTGCCGCGAACTCATGAAACACACCGAGATGAGCACTCAATGCGCCTCGGATGCGTTGACTTGGCGAGTGGAGCGATACGGATTGATCCTCGTCAAAGGCAAAGCTACAGAAGCGGGCCATGTCAGTCATCAATACTTCACGCGCGCAGATCAAGCAAAGACGTGGGAAGCGATGCCACCGAGCATCAGGCCAAACGTGGCGATCAGGCAGGCGAACCCGAAACGATCAAAGCCTCTGAAGCCGATTCAATCAGCGACATGGGCTAGGGCCCCGATGGGGAATCCTCACGAGAAGCGGCCTGTAGCGGTTCCTGTGCATGGAATAGCTTTAGGGTACGACGAACGCTACCAATTGGGGCCGGATGAGGCCAAGGCGTTTCGGGGTGTGTTTGGTTCGTTGCCAATTGGGAAGTATCCAGAATGACATACGATTCATTCGTCGCCCGCAAGTTGTCGATTGTCTCGCCGAGCGGCCTGCAGGGATTGGTGCAGATGCCGGATTCCATGTTCCCGCATCAGGCCGCGCTCACTCGCTGGGCACTCAAGCGTGGGCGTGCCGCGATCTTCGCTGATACCGGGCTCGGTAAGACCCGCATCGAACTTGTCTGGGGTCGCGCAGTAGCGAAGCACACGCAGAGGCCGGTGCTGATCCTGGCGCCGCTCGCGGTGGCGGCGCAGACTGCTCTAGAGGGCGAGCGCATCGGTATCCCGGTGACGGTGTGTCGTGACGGTGCAGACGTTCGGCCAGGCGTCAACATCACGAACTACGATCGCCTGCATCGATTCGACTGCTCGGTGTTCGGCGGCATCGCTCCCGATGAATCGTCGATCATCAAGCACCACGATGCCAAGACGTTCGCCACCCTGACGCGGGAATTCAGGGATACCCCGTTCAAACTCCCATGCACCGCCACGCCGGCACCGAACGACTGGACCGAGCTAGGCACGCACGCCGAGTTTCTTGGCATCTGCACGCGCCAGGAAATGCTCGCCGAGTACTTCACCCACGACGGGGGTGACACGAGCGTCTGGCGGCTTAAGGGCCATGCGCGTGACGTGTTCTGGCGCTGGGTCTGTTCGTGGGGTGCCCTGATTCGTCGGCCGTCTGACCTAGGATTCGATGACACGGCATACGCGCTGCCGCCACTGCTGCTGCACGAGCACCTGGTCGAATCAGAGACAAGCACGAACGGCATGCTCTTTGCGATGGAGGCGCAGACCTTGAGTGAGCGCCGTGATGCGCGCCACTCATCGCTCGAGGAACGGGTGGCCGAATGCTCGCGTATCGTCAATGCCGAAGCCGAGCCATGGGTTGTCTGGTGCGACCTCAACGCAGAAGGCGATGCGCTGACCAAAGCCATCAAAGGTGCGGTGCAGATTGCCGGCGCCGACGACACTGACACCAAAGAGGAACGCCTGCAGGCATTCGCAGCCGGCAAGTTCCGGGTGTTGGTCAGTAAGCCGTCGATCTGCGGGTGGGGTCTGAACTGGCAGCACTCTGCGCGCATGGCGTTCGTTGGTGTCACGGACTCATACGAAGCCTACTACCAAGCGGTGCGCAGGTGCTGGCGCTTCGGTCAAAAGCGGCCTGTGCATGTGCATATCTTCGCCAGCAAGACCGAGGGGGCAGTGGTTGCGAACCTCAAGCGTAAAGAGCGCGACGCGCAGCAGATGGCCGAGAGTCTGAGCGCTGAAACGCACGATGCTGTGATGGCAGAAGTCACCGGACTGACTCGGCAAACCAATCCGTACAACCCGGCGCAACCCATTGCCGTTCCGTCATTCCTGAGGGTCGCATGAACTGCCTCGATCAAGTCGTCACCGACAGATATGCCGCATACCACGGCGATTGCGTGGAAGTGCTCAAGGGCCTGCCTGCCGAGTCGATCGGCTACAGCATTTTCTCCCCGCCATTCGCCAGCCTCTATACCTACTCGAACTCGCCCCGAGACATGGGCAACGTCAGGAACGATGCCGAGTTCTTCGAACACTTCGACTACCTCATCGCTGAACTGCGCCGGGTGATGAAGCCGGGCCGGAACGTGTCGTTCCACTGCATGGACATCCCGAGCAGCAAGGAGCGTGACGGCGTGATCGGGTTAAAGGACTTCCCGGGGGATCTGCTGCGGGCATTCCAACGGCACGGTTTCATCTTCCACGCGAAGGCCACGATTTGGAAAGACCCAGTGACTGCGATGCAGCGCACCAAAGCTCTAGGATTGCTGCACAAGAGCGTGCGGGAGAACTCCGCCATGTGCAGGATGAGCATCCCGGACTACCTCATCACGATGAGGGCGCCGGGTGAATCGGAGCGGGTCACGCACGGCGCCGAGTACCCGGTGGACCTGTGGCAGAAGGTCGCAAGCCCGATCTGGATGGACGTGAACCCGAGCGACACGCTGCAATACCGCTCCGCAAGGGAACACGAC